CAGACCCCAGTCCACCCCTCAACATTACCACTTACAATCACGATGTCGTATTTGCTATTGCTCGCCATTCTGATGTTGTCCGTCACCCTCGCCACACAACTTCTTTGTCTACTGCCGCATTACGCCCCCCATGCGTCGACCATTCTGTTTGTTCGTGGGTTTTCTATTTTCAGATTTAGGAGAGATTTGCACATTTTTCTCTCTTGCTTAACTTCTGTTGTTATTGTTGTGGCTTGGTTTGGCACACGTACGTTATGCGATGAACTTTTTGTTGGCGCATTCGGAGTCTTTGGGTTCTCATTATGTTGGTCATTGGCGGTTGTTGAGGATGGTTTTTGTTTTGAGTCGTACTTAGGACACACACGGTTGGCTCCATATCGCACTGGTGAGGAGATCATTGCAGCATACCCTCATGCAAAGGCCATGCCAGTCAGGCATGTGGGTAATGGGTTTTTGCATTATGATGCAGATTCCACGCTTCTCCTAGGGGACGTTTGGGGGAAGTTGTGGGTTGGGTCTCAGGCAGCTTTTGACCAGTTCGCAGCTAGCGCCCGTGAAATCTCTAGACAAATGCCGGTCTCGGGCCAATTCAATGGACAGTTGAGTCGTTATGCTAACGGGACGGCTCTAGAGATGCCGATTTTCCCTCGTTTTCCGGCATTGACACGCATGCATGCAAAACGGCGTTTGGAGGGCGACAGCGATGCTGCACATGGTCATAAGCTCACTCGCTCGATGAACACAGTTTCAGCGCTTGAAGCAGCAAAGGTGCTGCTTTCAGGGATGGAGGTGTTGGGATCGACTGAAGAGCGCGCCGTTGTTGCGCTGGATGCTTTCATGGATGGCATATCGACTTCGGTACCACCATCTTCACCGCAATATCATCGACTCTTGAGTTTGATTGGACCTATGAGGTATTCTCCACGCATGGAGTCACATCGTGCTGCCGCGACCATACGACGGGCTGCTCTTAACCATGCTGTCGTTTCGTTGGAGGGGGCAATCGTAGGTTTGATATCACCGAGTAAGGCTGAGATTCATGCATTCCCAAACGCGGCTATTTGGGACTATACCGATGCGCTAGATGGTTCGAGGCGCGCAAAACATTGCGCTCAGTGTAAGTCACCACAATGTGACGTCAAGCTTGCTGCAGCGCGGGCAGGGAGGGTCCTAGTTTCGAACGAATGGCAACGGGCTGCGGGTTTTTTCCGGCGCTTTGATGTTTCCACCTTATTGTTAGTGAACATTGAGCCAAATTTGGATGCACGCACGCTCGTGGAACTCATGGTTAAGGCTAACGTATATAGTGCGTATTCCCTATTTTCTTTGGATTGGCGTGTGCTCATGGGCAGGAAAGTGTTTGATACATTGACTGAAATGACCACTGAGATGGCTTTCGGGAAGGTCATATCGTCATTTCATGATGGGGGAGATTATGTGCAAGACCTCTCGAAAGTCAAGCAGGTTTTTGCTCCAACGTATGCAGCTGGGCATTCTCTGCGACGTACGATCATATTTGGTGATCATGCTTCTCAATACCATGAGCTCACGTTAAATGCTGGTGGTTGGGCGACGCGATGCTTGCCATCTTATGAACATTACTACTTTATCCGGTTGATCATGCCAGACATGACTAGGCCAGTGGTCTTGGTTGAACGCAAGGGTTTTGATAGGGTGATGGCCACATATCGTACGCAAGCTATCAAGGATAAGATGGTGGCTCGGATTGTTTTAAGGCAGTCTGTTGTCACCTACTCAATTTCTGGCACACAAGTCACACCCCGCATTACACTGACAGAAACGGAGGCACAAGCACTGGGTGTTTGGATTGAGGTTTATTCTGAGGTTCAAGATGCGTTGGCGGAGAATCATGCCAGTGAGTTGCGACCCAAGACAGCCACTGAAACCGTACGCAAGTCTATTTATACTAGTGTGGCGGCAACTTTGGCTGCCACCACAACGGGCACCATGGCCTTAGGTGCCATGTCGAGCATGGAAGCCCTTATGCGTGTTTACAGAACCGACATAGGACAGATGACACTTGATCAGATGTCCGAACGTGCGATGGAAGAACACTTTGGGGCTAAGGTTGAACCTATGTCGATGTTGAATGTCGTTGTGAGTGCTTGGTCATCTTTGTATGGTTGGGTGACGTCACCAAAAAAGTGGTGTGCAGCTTTGCAAGCCGGATTCCGTGAGACATGGTGTTTGTCATTTTCCTATGTAGATGTGATAGGGGTTGCGCTAATCTTGGGTGTGAGATATACTGTGGATATGAATCGTGTCTTAGTGGATTGCGCTATCACTGTAGCTCGGATCATGGGTAAGCCAGATGCTGTGAAGAAAATAACAGCATTTCTCGATTATATAGATTGGGAGAATCAAAAGTGTGGAAAGTTTTGGGTTGCCATTCAAGATGCACAAGATCTGGATTTCCAAGCCGCAACGATTGACATTGTTGAGACTTTCTTCAACGTTTTTGCAATAGATCATGCAGTCGACTTGCAAAAGTTTCGGGAAGCAAATTTGTTGTCGGAGGAAGAAATAGTCGAATTGGAATTGAACTCAGCATTACCATATTCTGATTTCCTCTCTGAGGTGAAGTTGTTCTTAGGCAAATTTAACTCACATGTGAAGAGGGCAGCTGCGGCATCTGTGCTGCTTAGTGCTTTTCACCATGATTGTCGTCATGTTTCTGGGGATCAGAAGAGCAAGATGGTTCACATGCTAAAAAAAGAACTCAAGAATGTTGAGCCTACCGTTGTTGACACGCTGCGTTTTGCACTCGGCGGCACACCAGAGTTGATTCCAATTCCATTGAGACCGATAGACAATCAAGATATCCGTGGTTCGTTTGCTGCCGGTGTTATCCGGTTACCATCGCCAAATGGTGAAGTGAGATTGCACCGATTGAAGACAGCAAATGGAGTCTTTGATTTCTCTCCCATACATGCTTTGATGGATCTACAACATGGTGCCACGGTCAAGGCTGAGAATTTGGCTGGGCCAAATTACATATCACCAGATGCCCGTGGTGCGCAAATACAGCTTGCGTTGATTGATGCGGTGGTGGCAGCTAATCTTGGTGCCACGTTGTGTAATAAAGCAGCCATGTTACCGTGGTACCAGGCCCAGCTTGCAAACCCGGGAATCGATTATGTTGCAGAGGTGTTACGCAAATCTGAACATTTATTCACGCAAGACACAGAGAAGAAATGGTTAGCCCATATCACTGGTCTGGCGATGGGGGGCAAATCAAAAGTACCACGCACATGGATCTCTGCAAACGATCTTGTCGTCGTGCCCACTGATGAGTTGAAACGAGAATGGCAAGAGAATCTGGGGAAACTTGAACCGTTGCGTCGTGCTACGGTGGTTACCCAACATGCGGCCTTGGTGACTAAGTATGCTTCGCGATATGTCATAATCGATGAATGTTATGCATTTGACCCAGAACATTTACAAGCAATAGCCAATCGTCATAGTCGCGCGTTGGGGGTTATCACAATAGGTGATCGGCGACAAATATCCAATGTTTTTTCACCGAGTCAATTGCGATTGGTAGCCACAGAAGCACCGTGTGTCATGATTACCCCCACGACGTTCGTGGGTTGGGATGCGGCTGTTGTGTATTTGACAACAACCGCAACTGATACTCACGTCGAAGATCTTTTTTGCGGAACAGAGGAATGCGAATCGTTGTGCTATGCATTGACGGCCGACGACACTTTGTTGCCAGGACCTGGCGATATTGCGATGCAAGGGACTCAGATAGGCAAAGAGATGGTCAAAGCACGTGGTGTCATAGCGGCCACAGTCCATGAGTGCCAAGGGCGCCGATCGGAAAACTCAATCATCCACGGCTTGGGTAAGGCATTGTCAGGAGATTTGCGTTGGTTAGGGCAAGCTGATCAAATTTCGCATTGCGCTGTGGGGTTGACGCGTGCTCGAAAGAAGACCATTTTCGCTGTGGAAGGTGTGGCAACTTTAAGTCATTTTCGGTGGTTTGACGATACGAATGTCAATGGCGCGTTACCTGACACGGTAATTATGGGTGGGACGTCTTGGGACTTTTGTGAAGTGCGCGCAGAAAGTGAGTCCACGTGGGAGCACGTACATGTGCCCGCACTTGTGGAGACTTCGCTGACGGAGATTCCCTTGACAGATCCAATAACCATAGGGACGGTGTTCTCGTCTGACGGAGAGGCACTTTCAAGCTCAGAGATTCGTACGAATGTCGAGCTTGTGTCAGGGGTCAGTTTTCGTGACGATGGGATTCCACATTCTGACCAGTTTGACAACTACACTCTGCAACCCAGGGATATTCCCGGCGCCGATCAAGTGCAGGCATTGACTCGGAGTGTGCCAGATGTGCGCACTAGACCACAAGATTTCGTCGATGCAGAGAAAATTGTTGAGATGTTGTTTGAGGAGGTGTTGGATAAGAAGAAATTCTTTGCCCATGTCAACAATTCGCGCAGGGCGGCCATCACCCGACAGTCAAGACAACAGGCGATTGATGGGGCTTATGCCAATTATGAAACAGCAGCATCAACACTCTCTTTCGCTTTCCTCAAGCCAGAGTTCGCAAAAAAACCATCTGAGATGAAAGAAGGTGCATCAGAGCTAAAGGCACAAGGCGTGGTTTCTGCGAGCGACATGCAACAGGCAATTTTCGCAGATACTTGTGATGCACTCACCCACGCCTGGGCACGGGCTATGCAACCTGGTAAATTGTCACCTGTAGGTTTGCGTGAGGAGGAAGTTGAGGATTTCTTGGCTACATTTGAGACATCTGTTGAGTTGGATATCGAGAAGCAAGATTCTTCTCACAAACCAGTTCATATTATAGTGGCTTGTATTTTCCTGGAGCTTGCTGCTGACAAGTGCGGGTTGGGTGCTTTGGCAATGGAGATCAGGAACGAACGCCGGGTGCGGATGATGAGCACCGCTTTCAAATTTGTCCTTAATAAGGCATTGGCGTCTGGTGATCCTTGGACATTAATCATAAACAAGATCATGGCCTACAGTTCTTTGATCAGTGTCGCTCATCTGAAGGATGTTCGTACTTGTCAGAGCGGAGATGATGTTACAATGGATCGAATGCCAGAGTGGCGCGTCAATTCAATTAGAGACCAAATCGGTGCAAACGTTGGGCTCAGTTGGAAAATGGAAGAGCGTTCACAACGCAAGAATGGTGTCACGTTTATCAGTCGGGCCGTTCTCCCACACCGTGTTGTCGTGTATAAAGCCTTGCGTACCATACTTAAGTATGCGCATCGCAAGCGCAATCAGATTCAACATGCTGGCATCACGGCGGACGCCAAGAGAATCGAATCATTAGCAGCGCGCCATGGTCTACAAGCATATGCAGAGGCACGTTGCCAAGTGTGGGGCGGAGACCCAGTCGTGGTTTTCGATTTGTGGACCAGAGCGCTAGCTCTCGCGCGATTGGATTTTCAAGACTTGCCAGTGGAACTTAAGTCTGAAGAACCAAGGCAATACACCATTCGCGAGCGTAATGGGGGTTGCTTTGGCTATGCACTTGCGAATTGCGTGAGAACTAACGTTGCTGCGATCAATGCTATTGCGTCGTTTCGCGGGCCTGTGTCTAGGACAAAGGCACTGGAGGTGTGTCGAGCAAACAAGGTGCCGTTAATCATAATGAACGAGATATTCGCACAGCGTTCACGGAAACGGTTAATGGATCAAATGGATAGAAGAAAAATTTCACGTAGTTTTGTGGTGGTCTATGAGGATCATGCAGTAGCAGTTGTACCCAATACCATCACACTGCATGGTGCATTTGGGAAACGTACCATCACATGGAAATCATCTTTCTCCAAAGATGTAGAAATCACTGAATTTGAATAAACAACTTTCATTAGTCTAGCTATCGACTTGTAAATTTAGCCGTCTTATTGTACGAGACCAAATACACAGCCTCTGAGTAAGAATGCAGCGAAGCCAAAATTGTTTTGAGCCGCCTGAACAGCACTGCATTAGTCCAAAAACCAGCCGAATAGGTCACTCATGCTTCTCTATAGGTTAGTCACATTGTGGCGAGACATGGTCGGCCAATCGAGAGTAATCTCCACTGGCATCGCGAAACTGAGCAATCAGCGAGGCGAGGCGACAATTCATCCAAACCTCATTCATGGATGATTGATCGGCCCGAGAGGACGGATGCGCATGTCGGTCTATTCACGGCTTTAACTAGCAATAGGCTTAAGGAGCAAACACCCCACTTTTATGATGAATTGGTACTCATCACACGAACTCCATCGTGAGTGGTTAGTTCACTTCAATCCCCAGCACCATCGATAATGTCTCAGGACAGTATTGCACACACAATTCTCAACATATTAGAGCAGTGCAATTCAACCACAATTTCGATTGGTCAAGCTGAGGGACATTTCATTTCGTCCAAGCAGTTGGTGGTGTTACGAGAGTGTGCCGAGTCACTTGAAACATTCGACACTTGTTCTATAGACACGCCGACATCTACTATTGCCACCGCGTCAACACCACTGGAAGTGCAGGTGAAGGGTAGGTTCCAAGAGGTCACTTCGGCAATTAAGAGACGTCAACTTGAGATTGCAAACGCAAAACCAGCCGATAAATCAGCGATTAACATTGAACTCAACAAGCTCTGGTCCGAAAGAGCAAAGTTGGACAAATTGATCAAACAATTTGAGGCTCTTGGCAAGTAGAATGGTCTCTCAGACAGCCACACGCCTGATCGCGGAGTATGGTTCGGATGAGGATTACAAGTTTGCAGGTGCCCTGCAGTTGAAGACTGCCACCACCTTGTCTTCTGTCTTTGGCAATGTGTTACGATATGAACCTTGGACTAATTCCGGAGCAAAGGAACTTCTCAAGCATCACCCGGTTGCAGTGTGGAAACACTTGGTCGTCAGACTGGCACCTCGACCAGGGATCTATGGGCGAATGTGCACATTCTATGGCGGCTGGGCTGCGGCCGGTGTCGAGAAACCAACAACAGTGGAAGAGATGATAAGTTTACACGGAGCTATTGATGTCACTTACGGTGGCACAGGTGATCCAGGCACGGTGCGTGTTGAGATACCATGTGCCTTTGATGACACAATGAAGGATCTACTCAAAGGTCCAGATAATGATAGCGCTCGGCCTGTCTTCTTCTATTGTTTTACGGAATCTGCAGTAGTCGATAAGCCACCAGATTCTGACCGTTTCATGCTCACTTTCAAGGGCGCTTACACATTGCATGGCCGTTATTAGGTGCAACCATGGCTCCCACTTTCTTTTTGAAACAGTTTGGTCTGAATCAGGTTTCATCCCCTGACTCATCTGTTGATGAGCCAGTTTTGGAGGAGCAGGAAAGATCAATCATAAAAGCTACAAAAATATCTCCTTTACGCTTCATTATTGACGATTTTCCTTCCAAGATTGCCAGTTTTCCAATTGTGAAACCTTCAGTGAAGGAAATTACTTCCATTCTAAAGTTGACAAAATTTTGGGTATCTATCAAACCCATCAAGGGCAAATCTATTTTGAAAAGGTTGGTTCTCAGGAACGTCCCTGCAGACGCTGAACCAATCTTCAATGAACCACAGTGTTTAGATTGCCATGATGATGATGATGGTTGTGACCATTGTGAATTGCCGCACAATTGCGACCGCCCTCATGTTACTAGTGACATGTTGATGATCGCTGTTGCACATCCAAATGCTTTGGGTGAGCACGCAATTGGCACTTTCTATCGCGATGGTGACACTATTTATCAGTGGAATGGAGTAGATGATGTTGAAATTTTCTTACCATTGACAAATTTGGATTCTGATCTGCATTATCGTTTCATTTACTAAAATTAAACTAAC